TCATCCAGTGATCCTGGATCTGGCCGGATTGGCCATTCCGTCCCAGGCACGGCCCATTCGGTTTTCACATGACCCCGGCAGTGGTGTCGGACACACCGACAGTCTCCGAGTCGAGGGGGGTGTTCTAGTCGCCACCGGAGTGATTTCACGGGACACACCGACGGCCCGGGAGGTGGTGACCTCGTCCAAGAATGGATTTCCCTGGCAGGCTTCGATTGGAGCCGCTGTCGAAGAATTCGAATTCGTCCGTGAAGGCCAGGCGGTCACGGTCAATGGGCGTTCGTTCGTCGGTCCCACCAATGTGGTCCGCAAGTCCACCTTGGGGGAGATCAGTTTCGTTGACTTGGGAGCCGATGGTGCGACCAGTGCCAGTGTGCTGGCCACCGCATCCCCCATTCCCGGAGTGCAATCCATGGATGCTGAGATCTCCCCGACCACGGTCACCCCTCCGCCGACCGCCACTCCTCCGGTTGTCGAACGGCCAGTCCCTCCTCCGCCACCGGCGACGGCGGCAGTCGAGGCGACCGGAATTCCCGCCACCTCTGGGGATCCGGGCGGGCACGCGGCTACTGTGCAGCAGGCTTCGATCGAGGAACTGCGGGCTCAGGCGGCGGCCGAGGTGGAACGCATCGCGGCGGTGCGGCGTCATTTTGGGGGCCGCTGGCCTCAGCTGGAAGCACAGGCGATCCGGGAGGGTTGGCCCGAGCAACGAGCGGAACTGACCGTGTTGCGGGAATTGCGCCCCACGGCTCCCGCGGTCCATCTGCGGGACAACACCGTGAATTCTACGGTCCTCGAGGCCGCCTGCCTGTTGTCTTCGAAGTATGCCGGGGTCGAGCAGTTGTTTGAGCCACAGACACTGGACCTGGCTGCCCGCCGCTTTCGAGGTGGAATTGGCCTGCAGGAACTGTTGCTCGAAGCCGCTTGGGCGAACGGCTACTCCGGGCGCAACTTCCGTGACAGCCGGGCGGTGCTCCGCTCCGCGTTCGGCCGGGATGTCGAGGCCGCGTTCTCGACGATCGACATTGGCCAGATCCTGGCGACGGTGTCCAACAAGTTCCTCCTCGAGGGATTTTTCTCCGTCGAGCGGGTCTGGCGCAACATCTGTGCCGTGCGGAACGTCACGGACTTCAAGACAGTGACCAGCTATCGGCTGATTGGGAAAGACACTTACGAGCAGGTGGCCCCGGGGGGGGAGCTTAAGCATGGCACCCTGGGGAATGAGACCTACACCAACAAGGCTGACACCTACGGCCTGATGATGTCGATCGACCGGCGGGACATCATCAACGACGACCTGGGGGCGATCACCACCGTTCCCCGGAAGCTCGGCCGGGGATCGGGCCTGAAGATCAACGATGTCTTTTGGACGGTGTTCCTCAACAATGCGGCGTTCTTCACCGCGGCCAACAAGACCTTGCTGACGGGAGCGGATACCGCGCTGACGATCGATGGGCTGACGAAGGCGGAAGTTGCCTTCATGGACCAGGTCGACAGTGACAACCAGCCGATCGGCATCATGCCGGCCATCCTGTTGGTGCCCACGGCGTTGTCGGCGGTGGCCTCACAGCTCTTCAAGTCGCTGGAGCTGCGGGACAACACTGCCAATGCGAAATTTCCGATCACCAATCCGCACCAGGGGAAGTACCGGGTCGAAGTCGGTCGCTATCTCGCCAACACTCGCTTCCCGGGGAATTCCGCCAAGGCGTGGTACCTGCTGGCTGAGCCCAGTGATTTGCCGGTGATTGAGGTGGCGTTCCTCAATGGCCAGGAGTCCCCGACGATCGAAACGGCCGACGCGGACTTCAACGTCCTGGGGATCCAGATGCGCGGGTTCCACGACTTTGGGGTGAGTCTGCAGGACTATCGGGGCGGCATCCGCAGTAAAGGCGAAGTGTGATCTGGGGCTGACCGTTTCACCGTTGTTTCCGAGGAGATCCAGCGATGCCACAAGCGACCTATGTGCAGGATGGAAATGCGATCGACTACACCCCGACGTCCGCCCGGGCGTCGGGGGATGTGGTCGTCCAGGGAGACCTGCTGGGCATCACCCGCACGGAGATCGCCGCCAATCGACTCGGTTCGTTGGCGATCGAGGGGGTGTTCGAATTCACCAAGCCAACCGGAACCGGCCTGACCGTCGGGCAGAAGGTGTACTGGGACGCGACGAACTTGCGGGTCGCGGGGGACTCCGCGGTTGGCCGCCTGGTGGGCCGGGTGGTCAAGGAGGCCGCTGCGACCGACACGACAGTGCGGGTGCTCCTGGAGGTGCAGGCCTCGGCCGACCTGTTGTACTCCGCCGAGGCGGCCAGTGCTGTGATCACCAACACGATCACGGAGACCTCCTTCGACAAGTCGGTCACGCTTCCCGCCAACACCCTGCAGTTGGGGGACGTGTTGCGGATCCGGGCCCAGGGAATCTGTCCCAGCACGAACTCGACCGACACCTTGAACATCAAGCTCAAGATCGGGTCGCTGATTGTGCTGGCCACCGGGGCTCTCGACGTCAACAACAACGACATCTTTCACCTCGAGGCGGACCTGGTGGTGCGGGCGATTGGAACGACCGGCTCCGTGGTCGCCAGTGGACTGCAGGCCCTGGGGGTGGAGGGAACAGTCGCGGCCAAGCCCGCCAAGCTGGCGGCCAGTGCCCTCGATACGACGGCCGCCCAGACTGTGGCAATCACAGCCACCTGGTCCGTGGCCAATGTGGGGAACCAGGTGCGACTGGATGTGTTTGACGTGGAACTGCTCCGGAAAGCCTGACCTGCTGTGGACCTGCAGCACCAAGGGGCCGCCTGGTTGACCGCGCAGCTGCAACAGTTTGCCAGTCGCCCGGTCACCTATCGGCGGGGAGAGAAATCGGTTGTGGTCCAGGCGACTGCCGCCCGGACCACGGGCGAAAGCACGGACACTCAGGGACTGCGGATCCAGACCGAGGTCCGGGACTGGTTGATCCCCACCAAGAGCCTGGTGTTGGGCGGGACTCCGATCCTGCCGGAGCGGGGGGATCGGATTGAGGAGCGGACGGACGAGGACGTCGTGGTGTTTGAGGTGGTGCCGGTGGGGAGCGAGCCTCCGTATCGGTACTGCGATCCATTCCGCACATTGCTGCGGATCCATGTTCGGGAGATTGACCGTGAGAATCTGTGATGGATGCCATGCTGATTCGGGTTGCCGACGCCGTCGTGCAGGTGCTGCAGACTGGTTCATTCCGTTGGCCATTCTCTGTGGAGCGATCCTATTTGCCGCGGCATTCGCCACAGCAGCTGAAAACCCGGACTGTGACCGTGGTGCCTGCCGGTTGGAGCAGCGAGCTGGCCTCCCGGAGAACCGTGCGACGGGACTGCCTGATCCACGTGGGGCTGCAGCAGAAACTGACCGACGAGTCGAACACCGAGATCGACTCCCTGGTCAGCTTGGGCCAGGAGCTCGAAGAGCACCTCCGCGGCCTGGGACGACTCCCCACTGTCGACGCCACGCTCGTCGCTGTCGAAGCCCTCGCGGCTCCCCTCGATACTGAGGATCTGGATCAGCGGCGGGTATTCACCACCGTCATGAGCCTCACCTTTCGGATCCTGGAATGATCCCGTTGTCGTTGAACCTGGCGAAAGGCTCGTTTTTCGATCGCCCCGCTGTTTTGACGGCGTTCTCGCGAGCGGAACGCCAGGTGCTGTCCCGGTTCGGGGCGTTTGTACGGACACGGGCCCGCAGCAGCATCCGTCGGCGACGGGGGACTTCCGTGCCCGGGGAGCCCCCCAACAGCCATGTGGGGCTGCTCAAGAACTTCATCTTCTTCGTGTTTGATCCCGCGCGGCGGAGCGTGCTCGTCGGCCCGGTTCGACTGAACCATACCTCCGGGACCGCTCCCGCCGTGCTCGAGTACCAAGGGACGACAGCCATCACTAAGGGGCGAAACCCCCGGTTGGTGCGGATTGCCGCCCGTCCTTACATGCGGCCCGCCCTGGCGAAAGAACTCCCCGGTCTGCCCGCGATGTGGGCCGATTCGGTCCGTCCTTCGTAAACCTACCC